AATGCGGCTAAAGAAGAAGCCGAGAAAACCCGTCAATGGCAGACTTCGGAGCGTGAAGCTCAACAAGAGTGGAACTATAATATGTGGACTGCTAACAATGAGTATAATACGCCTGCTGCTATGATGGCTCGTTATAAAGCTGCTGGTGTGAATCCTGATCTTATCTATTCAGGTGGTAATGTTCAATCCCCCGGTACCCCTGCTGCTGGTGGTCATACTCCGTCAGGTGTAGTTGCTGATACTTCAGGATATAATCGTTATCGTCCTCTTGGTGATGTTGCATCAAAAGCTTTGAATGATGCTGCTACTGCTGCTCTTACTGCTAAGACTTCTACTGAAACAGAAGGTCAGAAACATACTAATGATATATTAGCGTCTGACGCTGCGTTCCGTGATGCGTATAATCAAGGTCTCTTGAATACTCAAAATTCGGAGATCGTTGTAAATAACTCTACTGTTAAGTTGAATGATCAGCAGATAAATGAAAGTCGCTCTCGTATCTCAAAGATTGACGCTGAAATTAGTAAGATTTCTCAAGAGATAAATCTTCTTATTTCGCAGGCTGCTAATGTTGACTCTCAAATCTGGGAACGTCATGTGCGTGTTGCTCTTGATAGTGCTATTCAACATGGACACCTTAAGCTTGCTGGTGAACATTTGAAACTCGATCAACAACGTGTTAAGATGGCTTATCAGGAGCTCATGTCTAAGCTTCCGTTGATGGCTTCTCAAAAGGAGCAAATGAAAGCTCTCGCATCGTTCTATAATGACCTCGGATTTAAAGCTAATGCGGAAGAAGAACGTATTCGGTTCGACCTATCTCAGTCCCAAACTTGGGATGACTTCGAAAGAGGCCTTAACGCAATTTTGAATGTTAGTTCTACAATTGCATCCTTCATTCCGTTTACGAATCCGCAGCGAACATCTATGTCAGGTAAACCTAAATCTAAGCAGGAAATTTCTTCGTCTGATAGACGTGTGAAAAATACCTACTATGATTACTATGATTGATTTGACTGCAACGGGAGCTTTTGCTCCCGTTCTTTTGTGGACTGGGCGCAAGCATCCAGCATTGTCTAACTTGATAGAAAATGCACAACTGACACATTGCTCAGCTTGTGTGAAAGATGTGAATGTTTGATACCTGTAATACACTCGTATCAACTTGTGGTTGACCTCAGGATAGCGAGTTTTCCAAACTCGGCTTACTCCCTATCCTCTTATTTTTTTTCGTTCGTTAGTAAGCTTTAAAATCGGTTTTCCGATTTTTTCTTATCCTTTCGATAACCATGCATGATGGTAATAGGCGTAGCCTATATACACCTGCGAAGTGAAACGGAGCGCGAGCGAAGCGAGTTTCGGCGAAGCCGTAGGAGTGAGAGAATCGAACGACCGCTAAACACCCGAAGCCCGAGCGGCGTTTGAGCGATCCGCATGGTAAACTAAATTATAAACTACTTAAAATTATTGATTATGGCTCGACAAATTATGTGTGAACATCCTATATTTATCTTGAATCCTGCCTTTCGGGATGCTATCCTTGATACTGGTAAATACTGTTACGATGGTGTTTATGTGCGGTTATCTGAAATTGACCGATTATCGTATCATTACCAGTTTCCGTATTACAAGTTCTCCCCGAAAGGAATCGAAAACCTGAAAACGAAGCAGGATGATTTTTATGGTATAGATAGTGATGGTGAATGTGTTCCTATGTTCCTTGCCACTCCTTGTCGTAAGTGTATTTTATGTCGTAATCGTAATTCTAATGAATGGATGTTTCGTGCTATTGCTGAAACTCAGTATTCTACTTGTGTTCCTTACTTTGTAACTCTTACCTATGATAACGAATCGCTCCCCGAGAATGGTGTTAATAAAGAAGATTTGCAACTCTTTTTTAAGCGTCTGCGTCAAAATCTCTCTCGAAAGTTTAATTATATTGAGAAAATACGTTACTTTGCCGTGTCTGAATATGGAAAGAATACTCATCGTGCTCATTATCATCTTATTCTTTGGAATATGCCTGCTGGTTATAGTGACATATCTATTCTTCATGTTATTCAAGATGCTTGGTCTGTTAAACAGCGAGTTTATAATCGTGATATTAAGCGCTATGATTGGCAGCTAGTTAAACGTATTGGTTTTTGTTATGTAAAACCTTGTAATGTTGGTGGTATTCAATATGTTATGAAATACATGCGTAAGCCTTGTTATGTTCCTAAAGGTCAGAATGAAACTTTTTACCTTTCTTCTCGTCGTCCTGGTATAGGTGCTAAATGGTGTATGGAACATTCTATTTGGTTTTATCAAAATGCTGATGTTCTTACTGTTGAATTGGTAGATAAGTTCACTGGTGAACGTTTCTGTTCATTTTTGCCGTCCTACTTCCGTAGGAAGCTCTATCCTTGTCCTTCTGTTCTTGTTAAGAAAGAAGTCCGTGACGCTATTCAATTACTTGATTATTATCTTTCCATCCGTTCTTTACACTATCATGTTACTGGTATTCATTTGTCAGGTGATAATACTGATAATATTAAGGCTGGTGTTACTGAGTGTCACCCTTATTATCGTTTCTATAAATGCAAACACCGTTTCCCCAAATTTATATGGTCTAATTATAAGATGATGTATAAACATCTTGGTGATGAGATTTACCTTGTTCTTAATAGTATTATTGATCGTCTTGCTGGATATGTTACTGCTCATCCTGTTGATGTTGCTTCATGGCATACTATGCAGGTTGCTAAACGTGTTTATCAGGATGCTTTATCTAAACAAATGTCAACTACCCCCGAAGTTGATATAACGTATGTTAAATATAAGCTTGAACAAGCTCAAATACTTGCAGAATTAAAAGAAACTCTTTAGGTTTGTCGTGTCAAATCAAAAACAATAGTAATTATGAAACGTAAATTTAAATTTATTATACTTCTTTACAAGTGTGAAAAACCTTACATGGAATTTACATTTAATACTGTTAATCCTATGCTCTTCTCTCAGGCGTATAATCTTTTGTATGATAAATTGCGCCATGATTTTCCTGCTTGTCTTGGTTATGAATTTGCTGTTACGTCGGTTTCTTCGGAACCTTGTATTGATTTAAGCTTATGAAGATGTATGTAATGTTGAGGCCTCAAGTAGCGTTCGGAGAAGAATTGGTCGAGAAAAGAGAGTATCGGTCATTCGATGGAATAGACGAAGCGCTCCTTTTCTATCATTTCGAGCTACCCCGCTACTTGGCTGAAAATTATATTGTAGTGTTTTCTAATAGTTTTTGTTTCACTTAAAAATTTACAATTATGGTATTGAAATTTGTCGATTGCTGTCACTTGACTGCTCAAGAGAATGAACCTCGTGTTACATTTGAAACTTCGTCTTACGATGGTAAGCCTGAAAAGGATTCTGTTCCTGTTTCTGTTGTTCGTCGTGAACATATCCCTCTTTCTGCTGCTATGCAAATTATTGCTACTGACCGTCAGATTCCGAATGGTTTCTATGAAGTTTATCAAATCGAGCCCGAAAATGACTAAACAGCATTTGTATAAGGTAATTGAAGTAGTTTTGACGGCCGCTATTAGTGTAGCGGCCATACTTCTTTTGGATAGTTGTACCGCTTCTATGTCGTTATTTTGGAAAAATAACGGTTCTTCTCAGAATACTGAGCAATCTACCTCTGCTCGTGTTGATACACTTAAGTCTCCTGATATTAATCTTAATTTTTAGTTATGGCAAATATTTTCTCAAAAAAAGATCAATATATAGATAGGGTAAACCGCTCTACCTTTGATCTCTCGTTTGTAAATAACTTTACAACGAATCTCGGTGTTATTACTCCTGTTTGTTTGTTGCCTGTCGGTTTTGGCGATTCCTTTCAGATTGACGCTAAATTCAATTTGCAGTTGATGCCTACTGTGTTTCCGATTCAAACGCAGATGTATGCCCGTCTTCATTTCGTGTATGTTCGTACTCGTACAATATGGAAAGACTGGCAAAAATTCTTTGGCGGTGACGAAAGTGTTGTTCCACCTTTTATTGCTTTTAATTCTCAGAGTAAATTGGATGCAATGGCACAGACTTCAACCCTTGGTGATTATCTTGGACTTCCTACAACTATTGTTGGTAAGTACGGCCGTTATGCTGCTTACCCTGCGTATACTCCTCGTGAATGGTCTTATACAAACCCTTTGTCTGCTATTGCTCTTGCCTTAAACTCTGTTTCTGTTGATGCTGATGCTAATGCGTTGCAGACTGCGTTAAATGATAAGTATGCGTCTGTTGCTGCTGCTGCTAC